AGTAATCCTGGATACAAAGTAATAAACTATGTAAATAAGAAGGTGCTTATAGATAACATACCTTATAAATCATTAGCAAAGCAAGTTGCAGATAAAGTTAATAAATCAAAAGACCCTGTACATTTAGGTAGATTAGATTATTCAATATCTAGATATTATAAACACGTTAATGATATAATGTTTTATAAACATACTATGAAGTCGGCAAAAGATTACAATGTAGTTATATCTACAGGTGCTAGATTACAAGAAAGTATTTACGCACTCAAAGAAACCAAAGGGAATTTGATTCTCTTTTAAACGCCTTATATTGATAAATAAGAGTATATAGAATTTAATCTAGGAAGAACCAATGTTTATAAGAGATTTTAACCCAAACAGTAATACTAAATTAGACAAAGTAAATAATTTGTTAAAAGAACATTTCGGAATGTCTATTACTTCTAGTTTTCCTAAGAAAGCAAAACTAGAAAAAATTGCAGAGATGTCTGATCAAGCAATTATGCAACTTAAATCATCTACGAAACAATTCCAATTACATCCAGAGTATGCAAAATATATGGGCGTAAAGTACGTAGTAAAAGAAATGATTGCAGAAGGAAAGTATGCAGAAAGTCCTAAGTACCATGAGATGAAAGAAATGCTTATGGCTAGTGTCCAAGAACTTATGGATAGTGGATACACTATGGACGAAGCAAGTGCTGAATGTATGAATAGATACAGAATGGATAATAGATATGCATATAAAGACGACGATATACTTCCTATAATTATTACAGCGGCAAAAGATTATGTAGAATCCTGTAGTGGATCAAGAAGTGAATCACTAGAAGAGATTGCAACAGAAGGCCCTAGTACAGATTTAAACGAATATCTACTAAGCGAACTAGCAAAAGAAGTAGGTGTCGAACTTACCGACCCTTCCAGTATAGATGCTATAGAAGAGAAACTTGGATTGTTTGCTGAAGTATCAGGCAAAAACAGAGACTCAGTTGTTGGATTCTTAAATGGTTTAGAAGAAGATGCATTACCACAAGGTATTAAATTCTTTGGTGCCAAAGTTGCAGAACAAAACAAATTCACAGGTGCAAGAAAAGATGCTATTGCGGCAGGCAAAGATTCTTTTGAAGTAGACGGTAAAGTATTTAAAATTACAGGCGATACTGAAGATGAGAAAAAGCAAGATGCTACAGAAAGCATGTTTGATGATATCTTAAATGACATGTTATCAGAAGAGATTGAAGGCACTTCAGTAGAAGAAGCAGAGGTAGTTATGGCTGTTAGAGCATTAGCAGACGACATTCAAGACCAGGTTGAAAGATTAGGTAGAATGAAAAATGAAGACATACCTGCTATTACAGATCAAATGATAGGGGAAGTTGGTTTAGATAAAGCACAACAATTTAAAGCAACAGCAGAGCAACTGATTGACAGTACACTTTCAAGTGCAAAATCAGGTAAAGAAGGAATAGATGCATTAGTGGCAGAAATAACAGGTCAAGGCTCAGCAATGGGGTTAGGTGACACTGGAGACATAGACTCTCCAGATTTAGGCGGTGATTCAATAGACGATTTAGCAATAGATGAGCCTGAAATGGATGTCAACGAACCAGCGGCGGCAGGACCAGAAGAAGAGCCTCTAGGTAGAGCACCTATTGAAGCATAATGCTTATTAATGAAGTAATAGTTGAATTCAGCCAAAGCGAATCTTTACAAGCACAACTAGATGATGCTTTAGCACTTGCTATGAAAAAAGGTATAGAAAAAGTATCTACTGAAAAACTTAGAATACATTTATTAAAACAAAATCAAGATGTCAGTATAGAAGAAATTGTATTGGCGGCACAACAATCAGAATATGTAAGTAGTGCAAACGACATTGAAATTATTCCTGCTAATCAATTATCCGGTGACGTAGATACTGAAGTAGAGCCTAGTGTAGATGTCAGTCAAATGGCAGGCGATCAAGCACTAAGCGATATAAAATCGGAGTTATAATGGCTAACATATTTGTTAATGCAACTCAGGCTAGAAAAGATACACGAAATAATAGTGTTATTCATGCTGAAGTTACTACTATTGAAAATAAGGTGTTATCTAATGTAGATGCTGGCCTATTGTATGCAAATGTCTCAAGCATGACAGAAATGACAAATAGTAATGTTTATTATAATGTGTGGAATGGTATATCCACAGACCCTACAAAACTAGATCAATTAAACTATGTTAAGAAACATTTTGAAGATTTAGGTTACGGAGTTAGTGTTACAACTAATTCTAGTTCAAACAATACCATCGATTGGAATATCTCCTGGTAAATATCTTTACTAATTAAATTTTTCTGTTATAATAAAATATGCTTGTATCGAAATACGAATACCCTAAACTTAAACGAGTCACAGCAAAGAGTGGCCAGCGACAATACACTGGTGAGGATAACAATCCTGTTCCTAGTGTTACAACTATACTTTCAGCAACTGGTGATAAAACTGCTTTAATTAATTGGCGTAAACGTGTAGGAGAAGCAGAAGCAACTCGTATAAGCACAGAATCAGCAGGACTTGGTACAAAAGTACACAACGCCTTAGAAAAATATATACTACAAGAAGAATACGAAATTAAAGGAAATAATCATATAAGTGTTATGGCAAAAACTATGGTTAATGAAATGATAGATAAGGGATTATCTAAAGTTAATGAAATATATGGCGTAGAAGTAGGACTCATTGCACAAGGTTTATATGCAGGTACATCTGATGCTATTGGAATCTATGAAGGAGACGAAGCAATAATAGATTTTAAAACTGCTAAAAAGATTAAAAAAAGAGAGTGGATTGAAGATTACTTTATGCAAGGATGTGCATATGCATTAGCACATAATGAAATGTTTGGAAGTAATATTAAAAAAGTTGCAATACTTATGATAGATAGAGAAGGCAAATATGCTGACTTTGTTATAGAAGGTGAAGAATTTGAACAGTATTGTAATAAATGGGCCGATAGGCTTTCCGACTACTATTCCAAGTATTCCTAAAAGTGATAAATACTACTAGTTAGGAGACTAGTAAATGGCTAATAATACTGTAATAGTATCAAGAATTCAAAATAGACGAGGACTAAAACAAGACTTACCGCAACCTTTAAGAGCAGGTGAGATTGGTCTTGCGACAGATAGTAGACAAGTCTATATTGGAGCAGATGCATCTAGTGAAGCAGGAAAACAATTAACATTTGAAAAAACACTCAATGCACAAGATATGGTGGAAAGCATTTATAATAATCAAATTATAAAATTTTCATTACCAACAAAAAGTTTATTAGGTGTTCCAGCGGCAGGTGATAGGCAACTAAGTTATAATTCAAACTCATCGATTTTTGATTCTACTGTTACAACATATCATAACATTGGAACTTTATTACCTTTTAAATCTACAGACATTACTGTTACTAAAAATAGCGAAGTATTAGTTGGCGACAATTCAATTGAAGCAAAGTTAGATCCAAGCAGTATAAATTATATTGCTAACGCATCTGCTATACCAGATAATATTGCAAGTGATAAAGATTATTTCTTTTCTGCAAGTAAAGATACTAGCAACGCACATGTTATCTATTTTAGATCTCCATTAGAATCTACAGATGATATTAGAATTACTTACTATGATAAAAATGGTGTTTTACAGACTCTAGATGGTGATCCTGATACACCTTCAAGTAATTTAATAATATCAACTGACGTACAAGAAAATTTTTATGAGGCAGAAAATATTCCTACATTTAGAAAACTTTCTGAAAATAACATTGTTGTATCCTCTACAACAGGTACAGGATTTATAGGATTAAATCATAAGCATATTGCGGTAACTGCCGATAGTGTTGCTGACATGACAGATCCGTCTACAGTTACATTAAGTAATTTACTTATTAGTAGAAGTGATAAAATTAGTACTGATACATATTCAAGTGACGGTTCTACGGTTACACTTAATTATGATAATTCTGCTATAGATTACAATGCATCAAGTAACCTAAATTTTGTATATGTAACAGGCACAGGCGACAGTAACATTGATGGTAATAATTATGAATTATCATCAAGTAATACAACAACACTTGTATTTTCAGCAACATCATCTGTGGTTTCAAATGCAAATATTACACACGTTCCTATACATAGTGTAGACCTTAGTAGTGCAAGTAATGTTACAGCGGCAATAACTATTGTAGATAATTTACAAGGTTCGTATGATTGGTTCCAACTAAAATACTTACCTGATTCAAGTAATCAAAAGGTTTATGTTACACATAAGCCGGCTTATAGTAGTGTACCACTTAATTTTAGATTACACGAAGACGGGACAACACTTAACGAGTTACAATTAGCAGAACAAGAATATACAAGTAATACTACTGTAAGAGCAAAACTAGAAAGATTCTTAAACACAAATCTTAACCAAGCGAATATTAATGTTTATACGGATATATCTGTAGGTAGCACATTAAGTGACTCTGGTGTTTCAGAAGTTACTACTCTTGCATATACAGATTTCTTAGATGCAACAGATAGTGCAAACAAATATCTGTATTTTAATTCAAAAGAAGAAGCAAGTGCATTCTCAGATCTAGTTAATAGGTTGTATTTTGAATATAGTACATATACTAATACAGCATTAAGTATTGCAAAAGATACCAGAGGACTGTTATCACTTAATACAAATTTAGAATTACTTACTAAGACAGCGGCGGCTACATTAGATAAAGTAAGTACGTTTGACGAACCAGAGTCAGTTGGTATTGCAAGTGGCGGCACAAAAGATATCCAATTTGATATTTCTACATATGGTGCATATTTCTTAGATTACGTTGTAAGTTATGGTTCTAGTGCACCTATAAAAGCATATACAAAAGTAGGTACATTAAACTTAACAGGTTATAATGTTGCAGGTGGAAACAACAATATTGCTTTCCAAGATGTGGGCTCAGACGTAGGGGATAACGAAACTGGTAATGTTAGTTTTGATGCAAGTATTTCCAATAACATTGTAACGGTAACAGCAACTAGTACTTTAGGTGAACCAGCAACATTAAAATATATAATGAGAAGAATCAAAACTTCAACATAATGTTGCCAAAAAATCTTAACTCAGAACAACGATTAAATATTTGGAGAACGTTTAGACAGCAAGAGTTCCAAGATATATCAGAGATAGTAGCAAACTTTCCTTTTCAGGAATTTGAATCTAGATATTTAGATTACTACACACCAAAAAGTTGGCCCTCACCGTTTGAAATTGTAAGTGAAGGGTACCTATGTCAAAGTGGTGTTACATTAGTATTAACAGCAACATTAATGAATAAAAATTTCTTAAAATGCGAAGAATTATCTCTTCCTGTGATAAGTAATAATATAACAGGGTCAACAGGACTTGTACTGTTATATGAAGATCAAGTATTTAATTTTACCCCTGGCAAAGTAGAAACGTTAGAATATCTAAAAGAGAATTCAACATCATTTCAACACCATCGAATAGCCAAAAAAGATATTTTTCTTGACATCTAAATAGTTTTATATTATAATAAAATTTAGGTAAATATTACTTTACGACAAACAACAATTTTTTGGGACACACATGCAGGTTAAAAAAAGAGACGGAACACTAGAAGACTTAAACATAGATAAACTACACAAAGTCGTAATGTATGCTTGTGAAGGTATTACAGGTGTAAGTGCAAGTGAAGTTGAAATTAATTCTAAAATTCAATTCTTTGATAAAATAGTAACAGAAGATATTCAAGAGACACTTATTAAAAGTGCCGCTGATCTTATTTCAGAAGAAACACCAAACTATCAATATGTTGGTGGCAGACTTATCAATTACCATTTAAGAAAAGAAGTATATGGTACATTTGAACCTCCTTGTTTATGTGATATTATACAAGATAATATAGATGCAGGGTTTTATGATGCTGAGTTTACTAAACTATACACAAAAGAAGAAATAAACGAACTCAACGACTTCATAAGACATGACCGTGATGAGGTATTAACTTATGCGGCCATGGAACAGTTCCGAGGCAAGTACTTAGTGCAGAATAGAAGCACAGGCGAAATATTCGAAACACCACAAGTTGCATACATGATGATTGCGGCAACATTATTTGCTAAGTACCCAACAGAAACTAGATTACAATATGTAAAAGCATATTACGATGCTATTAGCACATTTAAAATTTCCTTGCCTACGCCAGTTATGGCTGGTGTGCGTACACCACAAAGACAATTTAGCAGTTGTGTACTCATTGAAACAGGTGATAGTTTAGATAGCATCAATGCAACTACAAGTGCTGTAGTAAAGTATGTAAGTCAAAAGGCAGGCATAGGCATAGGTGCTGGCAGTATTAGAGCAGTAGGCTCGCCCATAAGGAGTGGAGACACAACTCACACAGGAGTTATCCCCTTCTATAAACTATTCCAATCAGCAGTAAAGAGTTGTAGTCAAGGTGGAGTACGTGGCGGAGCGGCAACACTATACTATCCTATTTGGCATTTAGAAGTAGAAGATTTATTAGTATTAAAGAACAACAAAGGTACAGAAGACAATCGTGTACGTCATATGGACTATGGTGTACAGTTTAACAAACTAATGTATGAAAGACTTATTAGTGGCGGTAACATTACATTATTTTCACCACATGATGTCCCTGGACTATACGAAGCCTTTTTTGCAGATCAAGACAAGTTCCAAGAGTTATACGAACAAGCAGAACGTAAGACAAGTATTAAAAAGAAAACTATATCAGCAATAGACTTGTTTAGTAATTTTGTACAAGAACGTAAAGATACAGGTAGGATTTATTTAATGAATGTTGACCATGCTAACACACATGGAGCATTTATAGAAGAAGTAGCACCAGTAAAACAAAGTAATTTGTGTTGCGAAATTGATTTACCTACTAATCCATTGAACGATATCAACGACCCAGATGGCGAAATTAGTTTGTGTACATTGAGTGCTGTAAATTGGGGTGTAGTTAAAGACCCAAGTGAGTTCGAAAAAATTTGTAATTTAGCAGTTAGAGGATTAGATGAATTATTAGACTATCAAGAATATCCAGTATTAGCCGCACAATTAAGTACAATGAATAGACGTCCACTAGGTATAGGTATTATTAACTTTGCATATTGGTTAGCAAAAAATGACAGCACTTATCAAGATCCTAACTTAGAGTTAGTTGACGAATGGGCAGAAGCATGGAGTTATTGGTTAATCAAAGCAAGTTCAGATTTAGCACAAGAAAAAGGTGCATGTCCTAAAAACATGGAAACTAAATACGGACATGGTATTACACCTAATGAAACATACAAGCAAGAAGTTGACGAACTTGTTAAGCACAAAGAAAGACAAGATTGGAAAGGATTGCGTAAGCAACTAAAAGAAACAGGTATTAGAAATAGTACATTAATGGCACTTATGCCTGCTGAAACATCAGCACAGATTAGTAATAGTACAAACGGTATTGAACCGCCACGTAGTTTTGTAAGTATTAAGCAAAGCAAACATGGTGTGCTGAAACAAGTAGTACCAGGGTATCCATATTATAAAAATAAATATGATTTACTGTGGGATCAAAAGTCTCCAGAAGGCTATTTAAAGATTATGGCTGTATTACAAAAGTACATAGATCAAGGTATTTCGGTAAATACATCTTACAATCCAGAACACTTCGAAGATGAAAAAGTACCAATGAGTATGTTATTACAGCATCTATTGATGTTTTATAAGTATGGCGGTAAACAGTTATATTATAATAACACATACGATGGACAAGGTGAGATAGATATTAACAAAGATGACAAATTAGAAGATTTGCCACAAGGCGAATTAGATGACGAAGATTGCGAGAGTTGTAAAATATAATGAGTGTATTTAAAATAAAAAAATCAGATCATACAAAACGTAAAATGTTTCTAGACCCAGCCGGTTCAGTTGACATTCAAAGATATGATACATTAAAGTATAAACAGTTTGATAAACTTACTGATAAACAGTTAGGTTTTTTCTGGAGGCCAGAAGAAGTAGACATTTTACGTGATGCTACTGACTTTAAAAACTTATCAGATCATGAACAACATATTTTTACTAGTAATTTAAAAAGACAAATACTATTAGATAGTGTACAAGGTCGATCACCTAACTTAGCACTATTACCTATTGTAAGTATACCTGAACTGGAAACATGGATTGAAACTTGGGCATTCTCAGAAACAATTCACAGCAGAAGTTATACACATATCATTAGAAATGTATATGCTAATCCTAGTAAAATATTCGACGAAATGTTAGATATAAACGAAATAGTAGATTGTTCAGATAGCATATCAGAGAATTATGATAGACTTATAGAATATAATAATTTAAGATCAAGAGGACTTGCTAGTTACGATGAGTACGAGCATAAAAAACGTTTATGGATGTGTTTGATGAGTGTAAACATCTTAGAAGGTGTACGTTTTTATGTATCCTTTGCATGTAGTTGGGCATTTGCAGAACTTAAAAAGATGGAAGGTAATGCAAAAATTATCAAACTAATTGCACGTGACGAAAATGTTCACCTAGCAAGTACACAGCAAATGCTTAAACTTTTACCACAAGATGATAAAGACTTTGCAAAGATCAAAAAAGAAACAGCAGAAGAATGCAAACAGATGTTTGTAAGTGCAGTTGAACAAGAAAAGGCCTGGGCAGATTATTTGTTCAAAGACGGAAGTATTATTGGATTGAACGCAGAACTTTTAAAGCAATATGTAGAGTTTATTGCCGCCAAAAGAATGAGAGCAGTAGGCGTAGAATCGATATATAATAGTAGTACAAATCCTTTACCGTGGACACAAAAATGGATAGGTGGCGGGGAAGTACAAGTAGCACCGCAAGAAACAGAAATATCATCTTATATCATAGGCGGTACAATACAAGATGTAGATGATAACACATTTAAAGGTTTTAGTTTATAATGTACGAAATAGATAAGTTATTAGGACAAATAGTTACTATAAAAACAGTATCAGGAATGGAAATAATAGCACAACTAATAAGCAATGATGATACAAACAATACAATTTGTTTAGACCATCCAAAATTAGTTGTTGTTACAAATGAGCAGATTGCAGTTATTCCTTATACTTTTACAAGTAAGTCTGCAACAATTTTTATAGATAAATCACATGTTTTATCAATCACAGAAAGTTTGCCATCCAGTGCAGACGACTATAATACAGTAGTAGAGGAAGATTCTAAAGAATTGGCAGATAAATAGTTTACATGCCAGTAATAGGAAAAGTAACACAAAGTAATGCTCAGGGAATAGTAATAGGTCCTGGTGCACCTACTGTATTCGCTGACGGTACTCCAGTTAGCATAGAAAAAGATGTAGTATTTACACACGGTGAGGCGCCACACGCCGCGGCAATACTACCAGTAGGAAATCCTACAGTAAGAGCAGGAATTAATCAAGCAAAAGCAAGTGTTACATTTAACGGCACACCTGCTACATGTGGCCACCCATTAATGGGTATGGGAACAGTATTTGTAGGTTTTGCTATCAGCAGTCCAGGACTAGCAAAAATTATAGGCATAATGGGAGCGGCTAATACTGCATTTCAATTTGGAGGCGCAGAAGTTATAGGTAGTGCCGGGGAAAGTTTAGGTACAGTCTCAGATGTCTTACGAGGGTCCTAACCTCTTATCAGTAAAAGGTCCGCACATTAGAAATAATTCTAATGCAATAAGAA